GGCTTGACCGCGGTCACGGCGCAGGCGGCCATCGATGAACTGGCGGCCGACCTCAGCGCCATGGCTGCGGATGGCGTCAGCTTCGACAACACCGCCAGCGGCCTGACCGCCACGGATGTGCAGGCGGCGATTGATGAGTTGAAGGGTCAGATCGCGGCGCTGCCGGCGTTCGAAGTGGTCGCCGGCGCTGGCCTGACCGCCGATGGCTCGACCTGGAGCGTGGCGGTCGATGACACCACGATCGAGATCAACGGTTCGGGCCTCGTGGCGCTCAAGCCCTACGTGGACGGCTCCAGCGACGGGGCCTCGGGCAGCGCCTGGGCCACCTCGGCACCCGCGAGCCTGAATGCCGCCATCGATCGATTGGCCACGCAGGTGGCGGCGCACCTGGGCGGCTCGATCCCCGCGTAGCCCCCGGAAGTGAGCCATGGTCGAGATGAAGGTCAAGTTGAAGCCGCGTGAGGGCTTCGACGCCAAGCGCGTGAAGTGGGCGGCGGACCGCTCGACCTTCAAGAACCTCGGCCACGCCGGTGCCGCCATCCGGCTCACCGCCAAGCGCAGCATCCGCAAGAGCAAGAAGCCCTCGCTTCCGGGGGCACCGCCGCACACGAGGCAGGGTCAGCTCAAGCGTGCGGTCGTGTACGCGGTGGAGAAGAGCAAGCAGAAGGTCGTCATCGGCCCCACGCACGAGTTGGTCGGACCCTCGGCCATGGCTCACGAGTTCGGCGGGCGCTTTCGGAAGCAGATGTATCCCAAGCGCCCGCTGATGGGTCCGGCACTGGAAAAGAACCTCGACCGCCTGCCCAAGTTCTGGGCTGGGTCGGTGCGCTGAGATTCCGGGGGAAGGAGATTCGCCATGGGTATCAAGCTCGGTTCGGAATGCAAGCTCTATCACGGTCCGGCAGGCACTACTGCCGACACCGTGATGGGCAACGTCAGGGACCTGACGCTCAACCTGGAAAAGGGCGAGGCGGATGTCACCACCCGCGCCAACCAGGGCTGGCGTGCCATCGTGGCCACGCTCAAGAGCGGCACGGTCGAGTTCGAGATGGTCTGGGACACGGATGACACCGGCTTCACGGCGTTGAAGAACGCCTACTTCAACAACACCGCCATCGCCCTGGCCATCCTCGACGGCGAGAACGGCGAGGGTCTGGACGCCGACTTCAGCGTGACCAACTTCAGCCGCAGTGAGCCGCTGGAGGAAGCGGTGACCGTCAGCGTGACGGTGAAACCCACGTACTCGACCCGCGCTCCGGCCTGGATTGAAGGAGGTACGCCCTGATGAAGACGTTCCATGACAACGCCGGCCGCACCTGGACCGTGGCCATCAACGTCAACGCCATCAAGCAGGTCAAGGGCCTCACCGGCGTGAACCTGCTGGATGTGGTCAACGGCGATGCCGACCCGCGTGATGGCGGCCTCCTGGGCAAGCTGAGCAGCGACCCCATCCTGCTGTGCGACATCCTCTACGCCGTCTGCAAGCCTGAGGCCGACCCGCGGAACGTCAGCGACGAGGATTTTGGGCGTGCCATGGCGGGCGACGCCATCGACGCGGGCACGACCGCGTTGCTGGAGGAACTGGTGGATTTTTTCCCGCAGGCGAAGCGCCGCGTGCTCGACAAGGCGCTTCGCAAGCTGCGGTCGCTGGAGGCACGGGTGATCGACCTGGCGGAGCGCCGGCTGGACAGCCCGCAGATCGATCAGGCGATGGAACAAGCCATGGGCGACCTCGAAGGCGACGGATCGATGCCGCCCGATTCATCGCCGAGCTCGCCGGGATCGCCGCGGTTGACCCTGGTCCGCTGACGCTGCGTGAGTTGGTCTGGATGGCCGAGGCCCGCCAACGCGAAGCGTGGAGCCGGACCTCGACCCTGCTGGCCATGATCGCCAACGTCGCCCGCGCGATGGGCGGCAAGTCCAGTTCCAGTTCGACCAAGACGTTTAAGCCATCGGATTTCGACCCGTTTGAGCAGCGGAAGCAGGCCGAGGCGGAACCGCTGCCGGGCAGCATTCGCCTGCTCAAGGACGTGTTCGTCAAACCCAATCCGGGGGCGGGGCCGGGTGTCCCCAAAGGGAGCAAATCATGAAGCTGAGCACGTGGATCATCATCGCGGCGGTGGTGGTAGCGCTGGTGAGTTGCGCAGGCTGCGTTCAAGCCGGTCGCATCGTCACCGAAACCCACGACCCCGCTCGCGGCCTGATCCGACGCGTGATCGTCGAGCAGCCGGCGAAGGCGGTCGAGCCCGCGACGCTGCAGCAGGAGGATCGGGCGGAGCCGATGGTGCCAATCATCCACGCCTCCACCGGCGCTCGTCAGCCGATCGACCATGCCGCGGTGAAGCGGTCTGGCATCATCACCTGGTCCGGCGTAGCACTGTGCGCGCTCGGTGCCGGGCTGTTGGTGGTGCGTTCGTGGGTGCCGGTGGTCCCGATCGGCGCGAGCTTGGCGGCCATGGGCGTCGGCCTGGTGCTGCTGTGGCTGCCCACGCTGTTCGAGCAATACAGCTGGCTGTTCCTGGCCCTGATCGGCGGCGTGGCACTGCTGTACCTCACCAGCGGCATCGACAACATCGTGAAGCTGCGGGCCAGCAAGCCGAGCAACGCGGACTCGCGAGCGCCGCCCATCATCCAGTCTTGAGTCGCGCGTGACGTCGTGTTCCCTGCCCACTCACCTTCCTTTTCTGGAGGATTTCAACATGACCGACGCTGTTCTGGACCATCCCGTGACCGATACGCTGACTTCCGGGGGCTCCAGCCGACACATGGTCGTGGTCGGGCTGTACTGCGGTGACGCCCAGCACACCGACCTGACCGACGCCGGCAGCGCTGAGGGTGAAGCCCTCATCCTGTCCGAGCTGACCAAGGCCGTGGAGGCGACCAAGCCCATCGTGGCCAACCGTCCCGGTAGCCTGATCGCCACCGTCAGTGTGGGTGACCACGACCAGGCCATCGATGTGCGCGACTGGATCGGCTACGCCGACCTGCAGGTGCAGCTCTTTGCGGCCTGGCAGCGCATTGCCCGCACCGCCGCGGTGGCCAACGCCATCGGCGACAAGGCGACCGTCGCCCCGCACGCTCAGAAGGTGGCCGAGTTCTTTCGCCGCTGAGAGGCTCTTGCGGATCGGGTTCGTGCTGCTGGCCATCCTCGGAACCTGGTTCTGCTGGTGGCTGGTGCAGGAACTGATCCGTCTGCTCTGACATCCCACACGCACCGGTCGAGGGACACCTCGGCCGGCGCATTTGACTCGAGTCCATGCCATGCCCCTGAACCGCCGCGCCACCATCCAGTGGAACACCAGTCGCGACTGCGGCTGCCTGCGCATCGGGGCGGGCGACTACGACCACACACTGCACTTACCGTTCGATCGCTCCTGCACCGTGTTCCGTCGCGAGGGCAACGCTGCCGAGGTCGCCGGCTACCACGTGCCTCACAGCGCGTCGAACCGAGCCGGCATCGAGCCGGCGGACTGGTGGGCCATGGCACTGTGCCTGGCGGCCGAGGGTTTTGAGTACGCCGTGTTCGAGCGGTTCGACTCGCGCGGACAACTCCGCCACGAGACGCGGGTGCCACTGGCCCGGTTCCGTCGCTACCTCCAGGGATGTTGAGTCATGGTCTCCGCGCGCGGCATCAAGGCAGGGTCCGCCTACGTCGAGCTGTTGGTCTCTGACAACCGGCTCGTGCGCGGGCTGAAGGCTGCCCAGGCCAAGCTGAAGGGTTTCGGTGAGGGCGTGACCGGCATCGGTCGCAAGCTCACCGCCGCCAGTGCCGCCGTGGCTGCGCCGTTGCTCGCCACCTCGAAAGTCTTCATCGGCATGGGTGACGCCATGGCCAAGGCCAGCGACCGCACCGGCATCGCCGTGGAGACGCTGTCGGAGTTGACCTTCGCCGCCGAGATGAGCGGTGCCAACCTCGAATCCTTCGAGAACGGCGTCAGGCGCATGCAGCGCACCGTGGTCGAAGCGGCCAACGGTACGCAGACGGCCGTGGATGCCCTGGCGACACTCGGCCTGACAGTCAACGAACTCCAGGGGCTGACTCCGGACCAGATGTTCAAGCTCATCGCGGACCGGCTGTCGCAGATCCCCGACCCGGCCCAACGCGCTGCTGCCGCCATGGAGATCTTTGGCCGCGGCGGAGCCGAGCTGCTTCCTTTAATGAAGGACGGGGCCAAGGGGATCGAGGCCCTGCAGGACCAGGCCCGGGCCCTGGGTCTGACGCTCAGCACGCAGGCGGCGCGGGATGCCGAGCGCTTCGGCGACACGCTGGACGTGATGTGGAAGGTCATCAAGCGCGCCGCGTTTGCCGTGGGTGCGGCGCTGGCACCGACGCTGACCCGCCTGGCCGAGACTATCACGCGCGTGGTCGTGCAGGCGGTGCAGTGGATCGATCGCAATCGCAACCTGATCGTCAGCGTGTCCAAGCTGGCCGTCGCCGGTGTGGCCACGGGCGTGGCCCTGGTGGGCATCGGCTACGCGATCCAGGGGCTGGCGGCCGCCTTCGGCGGTGTGGCCGCGGTGATCACGGGTGCGGGTGCGGCCATTGGCGTTCTGGGCACGGCACTGGCCGCGCTGCTGTCGCCGGTGGGGCTGGTCATTGCCGGGGCCGTGGCGCTGGGCGCGTATATCGCGCACGCGACGGGTGTGGCGGGTCAGGCGCTGGCGTGGCTGACGGAACAATTCCAATCGTTGAAGGACAGGGCGCTGGTGGCGTACCAGGGCATCGCGGACGCGCTCGCTGCTGGCGACATTGCCCTGGCGGCACGCGTGCTGTGGTTAGCCATGAAGGTCGAGTGGCAGCGCGGCATCCACTACATCCAGGGCCTGTGGCTGGGGTTCAAGGATTTCTTCCTCAACATCGCGGTCGATGCCTTCTACGGGGCCGTGAAGGCGCTGGCGGCGGCGTGGCATGGCCTGCGGGCGGTGTGGGTGCAGACGCTGAGCTTCCTGGCCAAGGGGTGGACGCAGTTCACGGCAGGGATGCAGTCCGGCTTCCGCAAGGCGCAACTCAAAGTGGAGGAGGGACTGCATCGTCTGCGCGGGTTCTTCGACGAGTCCTACGACGTGGACATGGCCGTCAACATCGCCCGCACGAATGAGCAGGCGGACCAGGGCCAGATCGAGCAGCAGCGCAAGACGGCACTGGACCAGAGCGAGCAGCAGCGCCAGCAGGACCTGGGCAGGATCGGCAGCGAGTACGAGGCCCAGAAGCAGGCCTTGGATCAGGCCGCCCAGACGGCACAGGACCAGCGACGGCAGCAGTACCAGCAGCAGATCGACGAGTCGATGTCGGCGCTGGAAGCGGCACGCAAGGAGTATCGCAGCGCCCTGGACGAGGCGGCGCAGAAGCGCCGTGACGCGGACTCCGCCGCGCCCACGGCAGCGCCCAGTGGCTTCGACGACCTCTTGAACCGCCTCGCAGGCCTCGGCGACACGTTGGAGGCTGTGGGTGATCGCACTGAGGTCCGCGGCACGTTCAACGCCGCGGCGATCCAGAGCCTCGTGGGCACGCGCACCCAGGACCGGATTGCTGCCGCCACCGAGCAGACTGCCGTCCACACCAAGCGCCTGGCCGACGCCGCCCGCGCCGGTGGCCTGGCCTTTGAATGATGGAGTGTTGAGCCATGCCCGCCACGATCCAGGACCGATTCGGCTGGTCGCTTTCGGACAAAGGTGCCGAGCGGCTCTACACCGTCTTCGACACCGACAGTCCGGTGGAGGCACGTCAGGTTGTCGAGGACGAAAGCCCGTCCTCCATCGACATCGGCCCCCTGAAGCTGTATCGGTCCTCCTGCGAGGTTGAGGAAACCTCCAACGGCCTGTGGCACTGCCGCGCGATCTACGCCCCACGCGAGCGCAGCGGCGCGGTCGAGGAAGCGACGTCCTTCAGCTTCGAGACCCGCGGCGGCACCCAGCACATCACGCAATCATTGCAGACCGTGGCTACCTACCCGGCCGCCAGCGCCAGCTTCGCGCCGCCCAACTTCGGCGGGGCCATCAACGTGGACGAGAACGGGCCCCAGGGCGTGGACATCAACGTCCCGGTCTTCTCGTTCAACATCGTGGACATCCGCAACACGCTGGACCAGACCTACATCGGCAATCTGTACGGCCTGACGGCCACGGTGAATGCTGCCCCGGTCACCTTCGCCACCGACGATGACGCCAGCATCACCCTTGCCGCCGGCGAGGGCTTGTACCTGGGCGCGGCCGGCACCAAGCGTAGTGGCCAGCCCTGGGAGATCACGCACGCGTTCGCCGCGTCGCCCAATGTGAGCGATCTGTCAATCGGCACCATCACCGGGGTCGCCAAGGCGGGCTGGGAATACCTGTGGGCGTACTACGCCAAGGCCGAGGACGCCGTGGCGAAACGACTGATCGTGCGCCCGATCGCGGTCTACGTCGAGCGCGTCTACCGCCACGGCAACTGGACCCTATTGGAGCTTTAACCCCCCCCCGGAATCACCATGACCTTCCGCCGCGTCCAACCCGGTGATCGCCTGGCCTTTCGCGCAACCGAGTGGAATGCCGTGCGCGAGATGGCCCAGGCGTACCAGCAGGAACGGCTGAATGCCGCAGGGTCGCGGGTCAGGGTCGATGACCGCTTCGTCTACGGCCGCAACGACAGCGGCATCGACCTGGCTCGCTGGTCCGTCGCGGGTGTGTCCGGCCTGGTCTTCCTACCCGTGGACCAGGGAGACGCCTTCGGCTCGCCGGTGGTGCTGACGTTGGTCTTGCCCACGGTGGCCGATCATGCCCAGCGATTCGTCGTCGCGGTGGAGACCATCGCCGCCGGTGCCATCGGCAAGGTCGCCCTCAGCGGTGTGACCACGGCCCGCGTGCTCAACCCCACCAACCTCCTGAACCCCACCCACGCCGCCCTGACCGCCGACGACACCGGCCCGGCGTACTTGGCTGCGGCTTCGTCCGGACCTGTCGAACTGATCTGGATTGAGAACAGCGGCAGTCCACCCCCAGTGCCCACGAACCTCGCCGTGATCCGCTTCGGCAGCGTGGGCAGCTCCACGCAGCCCATGCGGATCAAAGAGGTCTTTGCCAGCTACCTCCGCTGCCGGACCTGGGATGCCGCCTCGGCCACGGAAGGTGCGTCCGACATCTACGTCGCCAAGTGGGAAAGCCTCCGTCACGATCTGACGCTGCTGCAGCGGTACTACACCGGCGTCACCAGCTTCACCACGGTGGATGAGCAGACCATCGACGTCAACGGCGGCAGCGAACGCTGGGTCGTCAACCCCAAGCACGCCGTCAACCAGGTCATCGAGGCCGCGCCCGCCGTCACGGGCGTGACCCTTCCAGCGCCCGGGAACGAGGCGGTGGCGTGGCTGGACCTGAACCGCGCCGGCTGCGCCTGGGCTGAGCTGCGGCAGGAGGAGGCCTGATGCCCCTGGTGCCCCAGCAATCAAACCTCGGCGCGTGGGTGCAGTCGCCGCTAGGGGCACGGTCCCACATCGGCATCAACCGCACCCTCTACTTCGCGCACACCCGCGCCGCGGGCGTCCTGGGCATCGGGGCCATCAACGCCGACACCGGCACCATCCTGTGGGACACGACCTACGCCACCCCCGTCGCGGCCGTCACCGGTGTCGGCATTGACGCAATGGGTCGGCTCTACTGCCTGCGGCAGGACGCCACGGTGACGAACTTCCGGCTGCTGAGGATGGATGTCACCACGCGCTCCGTCGTCTGGGACATCGCCATCTCCAGGACGAACCTGCTCATCGTGACCCAGAACGGCCGCATCTTCGCCGGGTTCGAGTACAACGCCGACGGCAACCAGGTTCACACCACACGCTGGTGGACCACCACAGCCCAGACGGCCGGGCGTTACCCCGCCCTCAACCGCACCATGTCGGTCGGCAACGAGGCCGGCACCATCGACGTCGTCCGCAGCTACGGCCTCGTGGGGCAGAACCCCGCCCAACTCTGGACCGCCAGCACGCGCACCAGCCAACCCGGTGAACTGGCCACAGACTCGCTGGGCAGGACCCTGGTCGTCGGCCTCAACACCGTCGTCAGCGGCAACCGTGCCTTCGACCAGCCGATCATCACCTCTATCGGTCCCACCGGCATCCAGCTCTGGACCACCAGCTTCGGCCAGGGCTCAACGTCGAATTTCTTCAACAGCAGCACGTCGCGCTACTGGCAAAAGGTCTCCAAGTCGCCGCTGAGCGACGACATCATCGTCCGCGCCAACGCTTACCAGCCGTTCCGCAGCTTCTTCTATCACATGAGCGCGTCGGACCCGACCATCTACAACGAGAGCTGGGTGCCTTGGAACGCCATCAACACCAAGATGCCGCTGGGTGGCACCGGCGACACGTACATCACGCGGTTCATCCAATCCGGCTCGACGGTCACCTACCAGGGCTGGCTGTCGCGGGTGCAGATCTTCCCGGGCACCGTGACCTGGGACATCGCCGACGGCTGGTACGGCGGCACGGGCGCGTTCCCACGCGTCATCCCGGGTTGGTGCTGGGAGTACAGCGGATAA